TTCGTGCCCCCGGTGCCGGGATTGCGGAAGGTGATGAGATCGGCGCTGGTCAGGTCGTACTTGGTATTCGGCGTGGTCACATTGTTCGCGCCGACGAGTCCGCGAACGTTGTAACTCCCGACGCCGGGCGCGCTGACGCCGGGCGCAACCTGCACCCACACGGTGCCGCTGTCCCGGAAGAGCGTCCCGCCGTTGAGATCAGTGGCGAAGTAATAGCGACCATTGCCGATGCCATCTGGCGAGGGACGCGCTGCGATGGTCCCGACCAGATAGGCGTTGTTGACGCCGAGGAGCGCGACGGCGATGGACTGATCGAGCTGCGCGGCGGGCTGGTTGCCCGACTCCGAGGCGAAGGTGAAGGGGGCGGTGTAGCTCATGCGCCGATGAAGACCAGCGTGTTCTGCGGGATGATGCCGACCGCGGGCGCGATGGCGTTGCCGCTCTCGTTCTCGACGGTCACGGCGGCTGAGACGGGATTGGCATTGGGGCTGTTGAACTCGACGGCCAGCTTGGTCACTTGCTTCCGCTGCGTAAAGGCCCCGAAGTCCCACAGCTTCGTGCGGACGGTGTACGGCCCGGGGCCGGTGCCCGCGAAGCATCGAAAGATGTTCGTCCCATCTGTGCCCCAGAGGTTCGGGTTACCGGTCGTTGGATCGAGCAGGGAGGTGATGCCAGTCAAGGCGCCCTGGCTCACCATGAACCAGGCATTGCGCGCGAAGCATAGCAACACGGGACGCGGCCCGGTGGTCAGATCGTTGAGCGTCACGAGCACCGCCCACACGAAGACGTTGTTCACCGTGAACACATCGGCCGGCGCGTCTGGGCCGAAGGACAGCAGCGGGAAGAGACCGTCGAGGTTGTCGGAGAGTTTCTGCGGCGTCGCGCCGACGATGGCATAGACGCCGTAGGGCGCTAGGAAGAGGAAGGTTCTGAAGAAGGAGGCGACGGACGAGGGGAGCAGCGTCCCGACGTTGGCCACGATATTCGTGTTGGAGAGGGTCGTCACCGAGCCCGTGGTCTGCACGTTGGAGATCGCATTGATCGCATCCGGGCCGACGATCCAGAGGAGCTCGAGGGCCGAGAGCAGACGGGTGATCGCCCCCTCGAAGATCGAGTCGGTGATCGGCGTCGTGATCGAGCCGTCAGCCGTGATGAAATCGGTGAACGACGCGGGCGCCGTGAGGGTGATAGAGCGGCTCCCCGTGAGGAGCGCGGCCCGGCCCTCGAAGGTCTGCACGTCTTTCACTGATGTGGGGGAGCCAGAGCCGATGGTGAGCGCCACACCGCCTCCGCTCGCGCTGGCATTGGCCGAGAGCGTCAGCTGAGAGGGACTGATCACCGTCAGGATTGTCGTGCCGACCGGGAAGTTGGGGCTGACGACCGACATGCCGGCCGCGAGGCCCGTGGTATTCGGAGAGACTGCCGTGACGGTGGGCGAGTTGATCGTCGTCGTGCCGGTCAACGCGATCGGATAGTCGTTGAGCGTCGTGCCATCCCAGGAGAAAAAGCCCTTCGTGGGATCACCGATCAGCAGCGGAGTGTCCTGCCACATGGTCGTGCGGGCGGCTGGCGTCACCGTCCCAGGTCCCCCGATCACGGTGATGATCCCGGTGCCCGGGTCGATGGCCGACATGGAGCCGTCGTTGTTCACCGTGATGAGGCGACCGACCGCGGCGCCGCCGATCTTCAGGCTGAAGCCTTTGATCGAGGCGATGCCGGCCGAAATCGTCGCGACCGCCGGGCCTGGAGGCGGCAGAATTTGCAGGATGCCGGGCCCGATGGGCTGTACGTTCTCGCTGGCGAAGAGCTCGTTGTCCTTCATGCCGGTGCGCGAGGCGGTCCGGTTGATCCCGCCGCTGAAATCGCGGAACTGGACGGTCTTCGTCGGACCCTTAGTCGCGGGCATCGCTTGGCTCAGGTGGCGGGGCGGGCCACGTGACCTTCCCCATCGCGAAGCACTGGAAGCACACCTCGAAGGGCTTGCCGAGGACCGAGCGGAGCGTCATCAGCGGCGCGCGGCAGATCGGACAGACATCGGCGGGCATCATCGCGCGCCCCTCGGCAGATCCGCCCACGGATTCGGGACCGCGATCGGACGACCGCGAGCCATCACGCGAGCGAGGTGCCAGTTGTATTCCTTTTTGAACTCGCCAGCTTCATCGAACCGCTGGCTTTGGAGCTTCAGGAGATGCGCGGCCCAAAAGGGGACCGGGTCCGTCCACGGGTACGGGATCGGGTCCTGGTCGGTCTGATTCACCAGCGGCGGCGCGGCGGTGAAGAAGTCCCACTCCGCCGGGTAGGGATTGGCGGGCGGTGGACCGACTACGATGGTGCTCGTCCCATAGATCGCGTATTTCACGGGATAGGTCGGGTAGCTCGTGGAGAGGAGATAGGCGAGCCGCGAGTAGGGCCAGCGGCCGAGCGGGTAGCGAATGCCCGCCGTCGCGCTTCCGAGCGGCACGATGATGATCGAGAGCACGTCGATCAGCGCCTGGCTCGCGTTGCCGAAGAGCAACGTTCCGCCCTGGATCGCGCTGAAGGAGTAGCTGAACTGGCCCGTCACCATCGGGAACTGATATTTCACGCGGTTGATCCCGAGGTCGAGGTCGCGCTGCTGGATGCCCTTGTTGATCGCGGAGGTGACGGACGGCTGCGTGTAGGTCGAGAAGGTGAAGTCACGCAGCAGGAGCTGCGTGTCGAACGTGTAATCGCTGAGCGCTTTGGTGAGGGCGGGCACTACTGGCCCCCCCAGGAACTACGAGGACTGAGGCGCTGCGAGTGGAACGACCTTAGCCAGCCGCCGCTCTTTTCTTGCGGCAAAACTATGGACAGCCAAATCGCATGCGCGGCATCGCCGACCAATCCGCCCACTTCTCTGAGTGAAGAGGATCGTATTCTCCTTGGAAAATTCATGGCCGCGCTTGCAATGCGTCTTGTCGCCATTGTAGGTCGCCAGCTTCTTCCACGGTGCCAGCGAATTTGCGATCTGTGACTTTCGATGGGCAGTCATCAGCGAATAGAGCGTCATCATCACGCCCACTGCGACTTTGCCTCGAACGTACCAGACATGAATTCCATTGTGGCCTGAGCGTTGCGGACGCCAATAGACGCGACCGCCGAACAGCGTGGCCAATTTGTCTAGAGGCCACCGATCTACTTGATCTGCGGTCACGACTGGGCAACCACCGCGCCTCTTGCTGTTGATCTGAAAACGGAAGTGCCCCTCGCCTTCTATGAAGCCTGCTGCCCATCCCAGATCGAATGCGCTGATCATGCCGCCAGTATATCGAATCTAGATCGCAAACGCGCCGGTAAATGCAGTTACCGTGGACTGCGCTGCGGACTTTGATGTGACAAACTCCATCAGGACGAACAGAGCCATAACATATCCAAGTTGGAATTGCGGGAGTAGCGACTCCGGCCCCGCAATCGCGAAGCTCGCCTCCTGATGGATCTTCGCCTGGAAGTAGTTGAAGTTCGGCAACCACGCCTGCGTATCGTTCGGCGCGTACAGATCCGCGTAGACCGGAATCCCGCCGACGTTGAGCGCGGGGAACGCGATGGTCGCGCCCTCGGCCGCGGTCGCGTAGGTGCCTTCCTTGTCCACCAGGTAGCTCTCCGCGCCGATCGTATCCGCCGCGATGGCCATGAAGGCGCCCTGCGAGCAGATCAGACAGGAGGGCGGCTCACCACCGGACGCCTTCTGCGCGTACTGGATGGCGGCGAGCGCGTTGACGCGCGACCACGCGGCGGAGCCGGTGTTGATGACCGCGATGGATTTGCTGTTCGCCTGCCAGAAGGTGTTCGTGGAGCGGTCGATGTTGCCCACGTTGCCCTGCGTGGGATTGCTGGTCGAGATGAGATCCTGGATCGAGAAGGGCATGAGCGAGGTGTTCGCGGACTGCGCGGCCCAGAGCGCGGTGGCCAGCTGATCGGCCGTGTAGTTGCCCGCGTCGTTCATCCGCGCCCAGATGATGGGCACGATCTCGGCGTCCTGCTGGACGAATCCCTCGAAGAGGTAGTACGGGATACCGACCACGAACGCCTTGAGGTTGTATTCAGCGTTCTGCAAGCCTGGAAGGACCTGGGGCGCGGAGAACTGGCCGGAGTAGTCGGCCCATGCGCCCGCGACCATGCGGACGCCCTGCACCGGGATGGTGATCGGGGAGACACCGCCGACCACGGGCTCGGCCGCGGCCAGGAGCGAGGACAGCGACACCGTCGCCTTGCCGATCTGCACGACCACGCCGGGCATCACCGCGCGGCGGGTGACGGCCTGGAGCTCGTTCCCGCCGGCCGCGCCGGAGGGGAGAACGCCGAAGTTCAGCAGTGGCATGGCTCAGTGGCTCCTAGATCATCCCGACGGGGAAGATGTAGATGTTGGTCGCGCCGGTCGCGACGGTGAGCTTGACGCATCCGGCGACGCCAGTGCCGACCACGCCGTCCGCGTAGTAGAAGCCGCCGCCGGTGTTCATCACGCGGTCGGCCGTGCCGTCCGAGATGGAGACCGTGATGTTCGCGGGCGTGCCCGAGGCGATGAAGATGTACCCCGGCAGATAGATGCCGAGCCCCGCGAAGTTCGTGTTGTTGATGACGTAGGAGGCGACGGCCACCGAGGCGTAGGTGAGGACCGCGCGGAAGTGGGAGCCGGATTGCCCGGCGACGGCTCCCGAGATCGGCATCACGTTCGGCATGGACGGCTCCCTAGCCCGCGCGGCGGCGCTGGCGACTCTCGCGGATGATGCGATTGGCCTCGGTGAAGACGGCCGACTTGATCTTGTTCTGGTCCCGCGGGTTGATCTTCTGGAGCGTGCTGAGATAGGCCTCGCCACCCGGCTCGCGGGCGGTGCTGCGGGGGGTGCCGAGCTGCTGATTGCGCCAGAGCTCGACGGCCTTGTCCCCCTTGGTGATGCCGTTCTCCTTGGCGAAGGTCTCGATCTCGACCACGTCCTCTTCCTCGAGCCCGTGCTGCTGCGCCCACGCCTGCCGATTCAGATGGCGCTTGATCCCCTCGACCTCGGCCTTGAGGGACTTGTTCTCCTCTTCGATGGGCTTCACGCGCTCGTCGGCCTTGCGCGCGGCCTCGTCCTCCATGTCGAGCTCGGGGATGGGCTGATCGGGGCGACCCAGCTTGAGGAGTCGGAGGGCTTCCTTCCGGGTCTTCGGGTCGGCGGCGAGCGTATGCCACAACTCGCCGGTCGCGAGCAGTTGCGCGCGGCGTTCTTCGGTGAGTTCTGGCTTGACCTCGGTCTCGGCGGGCATCTACTTCCCCCGATCCGAGATCGGCCCCGCCGCGTTCTGATCGGCGTGGAAGTCGGGCCCCTTGCTCCCGGCCTGCATGGGCGCATGGGGCGCGCCGCCGAAGCGCAGGTAGCGCGGCCAGTTCCAGAACATGCCATTTTTCTTCTTCGTGTCGCGGGGATCTCTGATCCCGCTCGACTTTGGCGCCCACTTGTCCATCGAAGGCATCGTGCGTCTCCTTTATCGCCGCATCATCGCCGGGGCCCCGCGCATCTGCATCATGGCGGGACTCGGGCGCGGGGTGCCGAGCATCGTGGGCGGTGGCCCACCGGGCTTGACCGCCTGCGCGCCTGATAGCATCGACTGGATCTCCGATGTGCCCAGCCCTTCAGCCACTTCGGGCATCACCGGTGCCAGCACCTTGAGCGCGGCGAGGACGGCCTTGACTTCATCGGACCCGAGCTGGTCGGCCTTGACCATCGCCAGGCCGTCGATCAGCATCTTCCCAGCCTGGCTCCACTTCACGCGGGCTTGGGCGAGGAGTCCTTCCTGCGCGACTGGCCCGGCCGGGGAAGGTCCAGTGGGCGGAGTGACAACTGGCGGAGGGGCCCCGACAGGGCCTCCCGGTCCAACGGCGCCGAGATCGACCTTCGCTATCGCCCTCTCCTTCGATGCTTCCGGTAACGACCGTGATGCGCGGGCATGACGAACTCCTCAGCTACCGTCCGCGCCGGTGCTTCCGACGACGACTCCCATGACGACCAGGCATCAGCGTCCCTTTCTCCGACTCCGTCCGCGGTGACGTGCGGCGGGCATCTCCGTTACCTCGATTTCCGGCGGTATCGCGTCCGCCCTCTGTGACGAGCCTGTGGCAATGCTGTCTCCCTCATCCGTTCATGGTGACCAACAATGAGAACTACCGACGCCGGCCACGACGATGCCGTCTCGCCATGATTCGCCTCCACGATCAGAGTGGATTGCTTCTGGGTGTGAGTAAACGGCGGGGAGCGCGAGGTGTCAATACTTAGGAGCGTCGGTGGCCGTTCGTACTCCGCGCGTAGCGAGCTTTGGACATCTGCGACATGTGCTCGATCATCGTCTGGCGATCGATGCCAGCCCACCGCGCGCGCCCGCCATCTCGCCCGGCTTCTTGGCGGCTCTTCTTCTTCGATGTCATGACGGGCGGACGTGGAACAGGTGGCGGTGTCGGAGCGGGCGTGGGTGGGACGAGAAACCCATCCCACCCGCACATCAGGCAACTGATCTGGACGCCGTTGTCGTAGAAGCGGAGAGCGGGACTCTCACACCAGGGACAGACGCGCGGCACGACGGTCAGGGTATGGACCGGCACGCGGTGCGCCATGTCATCCCTTGGGGAGCTTGAGCTTGCCTTTCTGCGCCTTCTCGTGTTGGATCTGGAGCAGTTCGGCCTGCGTCTCAGCCTTGCGTTTGGCGATCTCGCGGGCCTTGAGCTTCAACTCTTCACGGTTCGGCGGGTCCACCATCTCTACGAGATCCTCGCCGTCCACAGCCCCAGACTTGTGGAGCATGAGACCCTTCGCCTGCGTCTGCTCGGCGTAGATCGGGGAGGCCGAGTGCGCGCTTACCCGGAACGAGAGCTCCGGTGGCAGTTGGCTCAGGAGAAACGGCGTGCCGTCTGGACGGGGATACAACTGCGTGTCGTGCCGTTGCAGAATGTGGAAGCCCTTGGTCGCGATATCGCCGAGCGGATCTTCCACGATGAGCGCCATGCGCCGGATACGCCCGGCGCCGATCCCCGCGACCATCCCGAAATGGCCCTCTGACCGGACGCCACCGGGAATGTTACCGGGCTCGGAGAGGGATTCGGGGATACCCGACGCATCGGCCAGCAGGCTCAGGATGATCTTATACATCTCGAAGGCTTCCTGACCGAGCTCGACCTTGATGCTATCCATCTTGCCGCCCGGTTCCGGCGTGCCCGAGAAGCCGCCGCCTTCCGTACTCATTGCGCGCCCGGCCTCCTCCCAGTCGGGGACGCCAGAGAAGAACTTCGCGGGATCGAGCTTGCGCTTCATGATCATCTTCATGTCGTCCAGATGATCCTCGAGCCAATCCTGAATCCGCCGGATATCGCTCAACTCCGACCGTCCCCAGAAATAGCGTGGGTGCGGGCGTGGAGCGAGTACGGTAAAGGGCAGTTCCCCCGGCAGAACGATATGCTTGCCCGTGCGCGTCCACGGCAGATCCGGGTTGCGCCGCCGCACGAACAGCACATCGGCGTCGGCAATGAGCGTCGTGACGCGCCAATCCTCGAAATACTCACCTTGCTGGTCCTGCCACGTGCGGCGCCGGAACATCTTCCGCTGCCAGAGGTCCACGAATTCCACAAGCGGCTCGTCCACGACGGCGCCCATGATATCGGCCGTCGTATCGGGCTCACCGGGGAAGCCCCCTTGAACGGTGCCGCCTGGGAAGACTCCCGTGACGTTGGAGATCACCAGCCCCTGCTTCGATCCGCTCCCGCGGTTCGTACTCTTGTGCTCGTTGGCGATGGCGAGGAGCCGATCGGTCTCCACCTCGGGATTGGCCGCGAGCCAGCGGGTGATCTGGGGGATGGAGAGCGTGTACCGATGCGTGATCGTATCCTGCTCGTCAATCTGGGGCACGTCCTCCCGGCTGACGCCGAAGTCCCACGGCGCGATATAGCCGGATCGAAAGCCGGTATGCGGATCGGCCTGCACTTTCGCGATGGTGGCCCCGTAGACCAGCGCCCATTCGAGCAGCGCGCTCACCACGAGGTCCGTCCCGGAACTATGCCAGACTTGGCGGAACTCGTCCCGGGCGACGCTCGCGGCCGAATTCCACGTCTCGCGCACCGCTGGGGGAAGATGAACTCCGAAGCGCACGGTATCCGGCGCGAAGATGTAGGACGCCACGCGGTCGAGATGGGAGCGGAGTTTGTTAGCTTTGGCGCGCGGCCCTTCGGCCGTCCCGCGCTCGTACCACGCTTCCAGCATCTCGTAGGTCGTGCGGCGCTGTTGACGTGAGACTTCACAGCGGCGGATGAGTTCTGGAAGGTCGTCTTCGAGTCGGGGGGGATCGGTGCGTCTAGCCATCCACCGCCTCATAGGTCACCGCGAAGATGTCGGGCTTGCACGGATAAAGTTCGCCCTTGATTCCCCGGATAATCCAGTCATCTATCTCAGCGGTCATTGCACCTTCTAATGTCTGGATCACCAGCGTTGCGCCTTCCTTACGAGTTGCCTTCTTGTCCGCCCCCAGGAAGATGTCTAGAGCGGCTCCCGTCAGCTCTGCCCGCAATTGAATCGCGTCAATCACCACAGGCTTTTTGCGGAACTTCATCGCCGCTGCTCCCACAACGGGCGCACCTGACGCCCCGTCAAGGCCGGGTAGATCATGCTCGCGGTATCCCGCCGCGCATCCATCGGGATCTGCGAGAGCGCGGCCCCAGCGGGAACCGGGCGCCCGACGATGCCCTTCCCGGCCGCCACCATCGCCTCCCGAGTCTTGGGCGGGGCCTTCTCGAAGGCTCGATCCTGCGCCTCAAGGACCGCCGTCTCGAATCTCTTGGCGGAGGCTTTGACCTCGGCATGGCGTTCGACGGCTGGCGTCATCATCGGATCGAGGACACGCGCCACCTTCCGCCCGCGTCCATTGGCCGTCATGACCTTGTTAAACAATCGCTTGAACCCGCGGGCATGACCGCACATCGGGCAGCGCTTGGCCGCGATGGGCAGATTGGGGATGACCGTCTCGGTGCCAGAGGTCTTCGTACAGTGAGAGCAGGAAAAATCGGCCCGCGGTCTCACGGGTTTTGACCCGTGACCTTGACCGTCGCGCCGCTCGGGTTTGAGTTAGGTGGAACGGATGACACGGTCTTTGGCTTGATCGCCGCCTGATACGCGAACTCATCGACCACGCCACCGGGCGGCAACATCTCTTGGCCACGCTCTCCAGTCACGGTATCGACGTACCAGTACCTCGGCGGGAAGTGGTGGGCCTTCTGTGAGGAGTAGATTTTCACCGGCGACCTCCTGCCGCTGGCAGCGGCTTCACCCGCAATTGCTGGAACCATGAACCTACCATTCTCTCCACCACCGTCGTCGCCTTGGACTCGCCTTGTACTTTAGCAAAATATGGCTGAAGCTGCGTTGACCAAGATTCGACGGCCAGCGAGGCCGCGACGACCCGGTGATCTTCAGCCTTCCGGCCCTCCGGCATGAATTCGTCGCCCACCTGTCGCACGCGCTCCATCTCCTCCAGCAGCGCCTCGGATCGTATCAGCATCGCCCCGCTCACCAGTTGATCCCGCAGCCGGCCCATCGTCCACGACCGGAGATCGGGCGAGGACTTCCATTGAAGCGCCCCACCGCCGAAGGAATCCGGTCGGCGCCAGATATAGTGTCGGAAGCCT